AGAAGAACTAGAAGAAAAATGGGAAGAAGAAGGCCACGATTATATTGAAGAAAACTTTGGTGACCCCGAAGACCATTGGAAGAACTTTACAGGTAAATTAACAGTAACAGATGTAACAGATGAATACTCTAAGCAAACAGGATAGAGTGGATAAATAAAAGTATGAATATATTTTCAAACTGAAGGAGAAAATCATGGCTGAACAAGCAAGAAACCCAAATCTAATGAGCCCTCAAGCAATGAGAGCAACAAACAATACAGCAGGTATGGGTCAGACAGTAGAACTAATGTCTGAAATTTTAAAAAAAGTTAATAACGCAAAAGACAAACCTAAAAAAATTCAAGTGTTGAGAGAACACGAATCCGCACCTCTTAAACAAGTATTAAAGGGAGCATTTGACCCTAGTATTGAATGGGACTTACCAGAGGGTGAACCACCATATATGGCAAACGAAGCTCCAATCGGAACTGAACATGGTCTATTAAGAAACGAAGCAAAAAGACTATGGCATTTTGTAAAAGGTGCTGATAATGCTACCAATAAATTACAAAAAGAAAAAATGTTTATTCAGATGTTAGAAGGATTACACTATGAAGAAGCTAAAGTCTTAATAGGAATGAAGAATAAATCATTGAATAAGATGTACAAAGGTCTTACCGAATCAGTTGTCAAAGAGGCATTTGGTTGGAATGACAAATTTGTACGACCTTAGTAGTGACAAAACTGTCGCAGCCTTTAAAATAAGTCTTTTTTATTAAAAAAAGCGCCAAATAAATGAAATAATCGCTTGCCTTTCTCTTAATTATAGTGTATTATATACCAATAAATAGTAAGAAAGGTTATATTATGAAAAAAATGTTTATGTTTATTGTTGTTTTGAATACCATGCTTTGGTTTGGTTTATCAAATATTGCAAAAGCAGATGATTATAACACAGCCGTCATTGGTCATGTTATAAAAGAAAACATTTCAGGTAATGGTGTGGACATGTCCGTTCTAGAATCAGAAATGCAAAAGTTGGCGTATCAGTTTGCCTTAGAGATGACAGATGTTTTAGAAAAAAACTTACCTGTTATTTTAGAAAGTTTAGCTGCCCAACTTAGACTAAATGCAGACAGCAAATACAAGTGTTCTCTTTTAGAAGATACGAAAATTGCTGATAAGGAATGTTCATAACTTATGGCTAAACTGAAATCAAAAAAGTTTAAAGATGATGTACCTGAAATACCATTTCAGTATGATTTTTATTTGGTATATTGGGAGGATATTCAATCAGATGCTGGTTGGAAAACTATAAAAGATATTGAAAGAATGAAACCTGCTATATGTGTATCAACTGGCTGGTTGGTAAAAAAAGATAGTAAGGTTCATATTTTGATGAGTGACTACAATTATGATGATAATTACGAACTTGCAGATGGTGGTAACACGACAGTTATACCTACGAAGAATGTAATTAAAAAATTCAAAATTGCAGATTTATAATAACTATATCCTGGGAGGATTATATAATGACAACACAAGTGAAAAAAAAATCAAAAGAACTAGACCACTATCTTAAAACAATAATTAGTAGTGTACCTACAAAGATAGACCATTTCTTAAATAGTAACGAAAAGAAAATGACTTACTATACCGGCAACTGGTCAACAGATGTCTGTAACAACTTCACAGAAAAACAATCTGAAAAGATATTTAAAAACATGTCGAAGTACATAAACCGTGATGATTTACAATTCTTTCAGAAGCGTAATAAAGATATCAATATCGGTACATGGTCAGAGTATGGCGAGAACGAACCTGAAACAATAACAAGTTTTGAATATATCATTATTAGGAAAGCCTAATGAAACAAAAAATCAAAACAATTATCCAAACATTGATGGCTGTAACGGTCATCTTGTTTGTTTCTGGTATTTGGTATGTGGTTTCAGATGAAAAGAATGAGGCGTTGGTCACAAAACAAGAAATTGAAATAGAAAAGGCTGTAGAAACCTTAGAATCTATTACTACTCACACTTTACCTAACTTTGAGAGGTCAAACAATCAAACCTTTATATACAGTACCGTTGCTTGTGTAAACTATATTTACAATACTACAACAAATGTATTTCCTGTAAACATGGAACTATTGGTGGCTCAGGCTGCCTTAGAGAGTGCATGGGGCAATAGTAGATTTGCTATAGAAGGTAGAAATCTATTTGGTATTCGTACATATGATTTAAGAGAACCACACATGTTACCATCTAATAACCCTAAGAAATGGGGTGTAAAGGTGTATATGCATGAATGTGATTCAGTACAACACTACATTAATATCCTAAATAAAGGTACGAAGTTTGAAGAATATAGAAAACTAAAACATGATGAAGATGTCAATGACCCTTATAAATTAGTTATGACACTTGACGCCTATGCTTCAGATAAGAACTATTTTGATAAAGTAAAAAGTATTATCAAAATGTTAAGAGAAGACTATACATTAAAATAGGAGTAACATGTTTACAATTATAATCGTATTTTTAAGTGCCATATCTATATCTGTAATAGCCGCTGGTTATTCTATTGCTGGATTAACGGCCTTATTCGCAGGTGCAGTTGTACCTATTATCGCTATGGGTAGTGCATTAGAGGTCGGCAAACTAGTAGCCGCCTCATGGTTATATAATAATTGGCGAAACAAACTAGTACCTAAAACCATAAGAGCATACTTAACATTTGCTGTTATAGTTTTAGTTTTCATTACATCTATGGGTATCTTTGGTTTTCTATCAAAAGCACACTTAGACCAAGTAAAACCACAATCAGGTAATAATATTAAGATTGAATTGATAGATAGTCAACTCAATCAACAACAAATTATTATAGACAGGTCACAAAAGACATTAACTTTATTAGACCAAACACTTGAAAAATACATTGACATGGAATATGTCACAAGAGGTCTAAAAGAACGAGAAAAACAAAAACCTGAACGAGAAGCTTTAACGCTTGCCATTAACGAGGCAAGTGATAAGATTGCAGAATTATCAGACCAAAAAGGTTCATTACAGTTAGAACAAGATAAGATAGAAGCTGAAGTTGGTCCAATCAAATATATCGCAGAGTTAATATATGGTGATACGGCAAAAGACCATTTTGATGAGGCTGTAAGGTGGGTAATAATAGTATTGATATTCGTATTTGACCCATTGGCAGTATTATTGTTAATAGCGGCCAATATATCATTACGGAGTAGAAACAATGTTAAAGAAGAAGAAAAAATTAAAATCGAAAAAGATTACCAAAAAGAAGCTACTAACGCAAAAGCTAGGGCGAAAAGAGTCAGAGATAGAGAAAAAGTTTATAAAGGTTTTTTTAAAAAGATAGCTAGTGGTGAACTAAAGACTAAAGATTATGAAGAAATGCGTAAAATGGGACTAAATCCAGATGAAATTAAGATAAAACTTAATCAAATAATGGATTTATCATAAACAGGTGGTTGCCAATTAGGTATAAATGATGTATAATGTAATTATGATTAGTGAAAAATTAAAAGATAAGCGAATCGCCAATGCTGAATGGGCATGTCGAGAAGCTAGAACAGATTGGGCTAAGGATTACTGGTTCGGTGTGTTTTCTAAATTATGTGAAATGTACAATCGTCAAGAACATTTTAGAAAGGTGATACACTAGTGAATATATTTTACTTAGATAAAGACCCTATTGTGGCCGCTGAAATGTCATGTGACAAACATGTGTGTAAAATGATTATTGAATCAGCACAGATGTTATCAACTGCTCATAGAATGCTTGACGGTGTTCAGTACACAGGCAAGACTAAAAAAGGTCGTAACATTAAAAGGTGGAAACACCCTAATTCAAACTTAGAAGAAACTTTATACTTAGCATGCCATACAGGACACCCTAGTACAGTATGGGTTATGGAAAATGCATATCATTATAATTGGTTATACAAACATATGATGGCATTACACAAACAATGGCAGTTAAGATATGGTCACATCTTAGACCATAAGACAGTACAATTGTTAGGTGATATACTAAAACATCCACCTAAGAATATACCACTAAATAAGATTGTAACTGAACCAACACCTGCTATGCC